TTGGTTTTTAATAATATTGAATATGTAAAGATGCCAATAGAAGCTGAAGGTTTTGAATTTAATGGCAAACAGACTCCTAGACCACGTTTAAGAATATCTAATATATTAGGGACTTTTACAACAATAATTTTAACTCTACCTCAAGGCTTAGAAGGAGCAAAGGTTACAAGAATAAGAACTCTAGAAAGATATATTGATAATGTAAATTTTCTTGGGGGTCAGATTTTATTAGAAACTGGCAGTAATATTATTCAAGAAAATAATAGTGCAATTAATGAAGAGTCAGGTGATAATCCTCATGGGACACCAGATTCTACTGCTACTTTTGATGAGCAAATTTTTATAATTGACCGAAAATCCACAGAAAACAGAGACATAATTGAATTTGAATTAGCAGCTACTTATGACATAGAGGGTGTTCGTCTACCTAAAAGGCAAGTATTACCAGCAGATTTTCCTGGTGTTGGTACGTTCTTCTCATAATGTGGAAAGATCAAGCGTTAGAACACGCAATAAAAGAAAACCCAAGAGAATCTTGTGGTCTTTTGTTAATCAAAAAAGGTAAAGAGGTATATTTTCCTTGTAAAAATTTAGCTTTCGATCCAACTGATCAATTTATTTTAGATGGAGATGATTGGGTTAAAGCTGAAGATCAAGGAGAAATAGTAGCTGTTGTTCATAGTCATCCCGTAACAAGTCCGAAACCAAGTGAGGCAGATAAAGTTGCGTGTGAAAAATCAAATTTAAAATGGTGGATTGTCCAACCTAATTTAAAACAATGGGAATCTTATGAACCTTGTGGATATAAAGCACCTTTGATTGGTAGAAAATGGGTATGGGGTGTTACTGATTGCTGGAGTTTATGTAGAGATTGGTATAAGGAAGAATTAGGAATACAACTAATAGATTGGATTAGACCAGTTTCATCAGAAGATTTCATAAAAAACCCAATGTTTGCAGACTGTTTTGCTAAAACAGGCTTTAGAGAATTATCAGAGGAAGAAGATTTAGAAGTAGGAGATTTATTATTAATGTCAATATGTAGTAGCGGATTAAATCATATTGGTGTTTACTTAGGACAGCAAACAGTTTTACATCATTTGCAAAATAGGTTATCAAGTCGTGATCTATTAGATGAATGGCTGCTAAAATGTACAGGTAAAAGGATTCGTTATGCTGCGTAAAATTAAGCTATACGGAGAACTAGCAAAGTTTTTAGGTGAAAAAACTTTTGAAGCTGAAGTACATACTGCTGCACAGGCAATAAGATTTTTAGTGGTAAATTTTCCACAGTTAGAAAAACATATGGCAGATAGATATTATAAAGTTGCGATTGATAACTGGGAGTTAGAAGAAAAAGAATTACATTATCCAAATGGACAAGAGGATATAAAAATCATTCCTGTAGTTGGAGGTGAAGGTGGTAGAGGATTAGGAAAAGTACTACTCGGAGCAGCAATAATAGGTGGTGCTTTCTTAACAGGTGGTGCAAGTCTTGGAGCTTCGGGTCTGACATTTCAAGCATCAAGTTTAGGTGGAGCTTATCTCGCACAAGCTGCTGTATATGTTGGAGCATCTTTAGTATTGCAAGGAGTTGCTGATATGCTTACTCCTGTTCCTAAAATTTCTGAAAACGAACAAGATCCTAGATTATCTTTTAATTTTAGTGGCATACAAAATACAAGTAGAGCAGGAGTAGCTGTTCCTGTTATTTACGGTGAAGTATTAACTGGATCGGTAGTAATATCGGCTGGTATTGAAACTGCACAGGTGGAAGTATGAGTAAAGTTATAGGTTCTGGTGGTGGCGGAGGAAAAGGTGGAGGCGGTGGAGGCGGTACTCCTACCGAAGCTAAAGACAATTTAGATTCTAAACAGTTTGCTAAAGTATTAGATTTAATTAGTGAAGGAGAGATAAGTGGTTTAGTCGATGGTGCAAAATCTATATTCTTAAACAACACACCATTACAATCGGCTGATGGTACGTTTAATTTTAAAGATGTAACTTTTGAGGCTAGAACTGGTACATCTAATCAAACAAATATTCCAATAACAAAAAATGTAGAAACTACAAAATCAACAGGATTTTCTACAGTTCCACAGGCAACACCTAAAGTTGTTCAGATTACAGATTCTACAGTTGATGCAGTTTCAGTAACAATAACTGTTCCATCTTTACAATCTTTAAGCGATAAAGGAGATATTTTTGGTACTGAAGTTCAATTAGAGATAGCTGTTCAATATAGTGGTGGTTCATATCAAACTGTAGTCTCTGGTAATGCTGGAAAAATCACAGGAAGAACTCCTGATACTTACCAAAGAGATTATTTAATAAATTTAGATGGAGCTTTTCCTGTCAATATAAAAGTCACAAGAATAACAGCAGATAGTGCATCTAGTAAATTAGCTAATGAAATTCAATTCAACAGTTATGTAGAAATTAAATATGATCTTAGAACATATGCGAATAGTGCATTAGTTGGTTTAAAGGTTGATGCAGAACAATTTACATCTATTCCTACTAGAAAGTATTTGGTAAAAGGAATCAAAGTAAAGATTCCCCATAACGCTACTGTTAATTCCGATGGCAGCTTATCTTATACAGGAGTTTTTAATGGAACGCTTGGAGCAGCACAATATACAAATGATCCAGCTTGGTGTTTATATGACCTCCTAACCTCTTCTAGGTATGGATTAGGAGATCATTTACAAGAGTCTGGTCTAGATAAGTTTAGTTTTTATGCAGCATCAGTTTATTGTTCTGCACAGGTAGATGATGGTACTGGAACAGGTGCAACAGAACCTAGATTTAGTTGCAATGTTTCGATCCAAAATCAACAGGAAGCTTATAACGTAATAAATCAAATGTGCTCTGTATTTAGAGCTATGCCTTATTACGAAGCTGGTAGCTTAACTATTACGCAGGATTCTCCAAAGGATTCTAGTTACCTGTTTAATTTAAGTAACGTAACGCCTCCAGGATTTACTTATCAAAATACATCTCAAAGAACTCGACCTACAGTTGTAGTTGCAAAATATATGGATTTAGACCTTAGAGATGTTAATTACGAAGAAGTTATAGATACCGCAAACCAAGCTAGATATGGAAGTGTTGTGAAAAATATAAATGCTTTTGCTTGTACAAGTAGAGGTCAAGCAAATCGTTTAGCAAAGTGGTTGCTTTATATGGAAAACGTAGAGCGTGAAGTCGTGACATTTGCTACTTCAGTTGATGCTGGAGTTATTGTTAGACCTGGGCAGATCATAGAAATAGCTGATCCTGTAAGGTCAGGAGAACGGAGGGGTGGTCGTATTGCTAGTGCGACAACTACAGCTATAACTGTAGATGACAATACAAATCTTGTTTTTCAAATAGGTTCTACTGTATCTGCAATTTTGCCTGATGGTTCAGTAGAAAATAAAACTGTTAGTGGCATATCAGGAAGTGTTATATCAGTTTCAACAGCTTTTACTTCTGCTCCTCAAGCTAATAGTGTTTGGATTTATCAAACAACAGATATTCTTACATCAACTTGGAGAGTGTTAACTATTAGCGAAGAAGATAGAACTACTCATGTCATTACAGCAAGTGAATACAATGCTGGTAAATATAATCATATTGAAAGTGGTATTGCTTTAACAGAGCGAGATGTAACAAATTTAGATGTAGCTCCTGCTTCTCCAACTGGTATTACAGCCGAAGAAGTTATCTATGAAAATACTGGTATTGCAAGGGTAAAAATTATTGTTAGTTGGACTACTTCTACTGACAATGTTTACGTTAGATGGAGATTTGAACAAGGAAACTATACTTCTGTTTCTGTTGAGGGTGCAAAAAGTTATGAGATATTAGATACGATTGCTGGTAATTATACGATTGAAGTTTATAGCGTTAGTGCTTCTGGTTTAAGATCAACCTTACCTAACTCTTTAAATCCATTTGTAGCTGCTGGTAAAACTGCTGTTCCAGCAAATGTGAGTGGTGTTAGTTTACTTCCTATAGATGAATCAAGTGGAATATTAAGTTGGAATCGTGCCACAGAACTCGATGTCTTATTAGGAGGTAAAACTCTTATTAGACATTCTTCTTTAACTTCATTAGCTCAATGGAAAGATGCACAAGAAATTGTTGTAGCTGCTGCTGGAAACCAAACACAAAAAATTGTTCCGTTACTTTCTGGAACGTACTTAATTAAGTTTGAAGATGATGGTGGTAGACAATCTGCTGCTCCTGGTTCTAATGATTCAGATTGGAACAATACAAGAGTTACAACCAATCTCCCAACACCTACAGAAAGACTTGTAGTGTCAACGGTTGACGAGCATACTGCAAACTTTACAGGTTCTAAAACTAATACTGCTTATGATGCTGCTTTAGATGCTTTAAAATTAACAGTTACTAATAGTGCTTCTGCTACTTCGGGAGAATATATTTTTGCTAATTCCGTAGATTTAACTCAACCTTACGATGTTAATTTAAGAAAAACTTTAAAAGCAAGTAATTTTATATTGAATAGTTTATGGGATTCAAGAACTGATCTTATTGATAGTTGGGGATATATTGATGCTGTTGGAGGATTAACAGAAGCTACTGCTTGTAATGCTGCTGTTTATGTAAGGTCAACAAATGATAATCCTTCTGGATCTCCAACTTGGAGTGCCTATAAAGAATTTAGTAACGTATTAATAACTGGAAGAGCATTTCAATTTAAAGCAATATTAACAAGTAGTGACACAAACCAAAACATAGCTGTAAGTGAATTAGGAGCTACACTAGAATTACAAGGAAGAACAGAATCTATTTCAACTCCAGTTACTACTGGATCGTCACAATTCAACAAACAGGTGATTTCTTTGAACTTGCTAATATTAGTAGGACAGGATTTCAAGTCACCTTTAAAAATGGAAGTTCAGCAGTTGCACGATCTTTTGTATGGGCAGCATCAGGTTTTGGAAAGGAGGTCACATAAATGAGTAACACGCATGATTATGATATTGCTAATGCAGTAGGAGCGACTTTTAGAGCAGATTTAAATACTTGTCTTGGTGATATTCAATCTTTAAATAGTGGATCTTCTGATCCTAGTACTACCGTTGCTTATAAATTATGGGCTGATACTGCTAATAATTTATTAAAGATAAGAAATGCCTCGAATAATGGTTGGTTAACTTTAGGAGATTTGACGGATGCAAATAATCTTGGACTTGCAACTAAAGCATCTCCTTCATTTTCTGGAACTGTAACTTCTGCTGGTGATTTAGTACTAACTGGTACTGGTTCTTTGCAACTACCATCAGGAACTACGGCTCAACGACCTACCCCTGCTACAGGTGATATAAGATTTAATACCAGCCTTACGCAATTTGAGGGTTATAACGGAAGTGGATGGGGAGAAATTGCTAATGGAGTACCAGCAGGTTCAGTATTTACCTTTGCTACCACTACAGTTCCATCAGGTTATTTAGAATGTAATGGTGCTGCTGTTAGCCGATCAACTTACGCAAGTTTGTTTAGTGCAATCTCAACAACATGGGGATCAGGAGATGGATCTTCAACATTTAATTTACCTGACCTTAGAGGGCAATTTGTAAGAGGTTGGGATAATAGTGCTGGGGTTGATAGTGGAAGATCATTTGCTTCTAGCCAATCAGACCAAAACAAAACTCATGATCACTCAGTAACAGATCCAGGTCACGTTCACGCAACTACTTTTGATAACAAGACATACTTCCCTGGTGGTGGTTCAACTACAATTAGTTATGGTGGTGCTGGTAGCTACCCTGCTGATGTTTTTACGATGAGTTCAGCTACTACAGGAATATCTTTGGCAACTGATGGTGGTACTGAAGTTCGTGTAAAAAACAAAGCTCTTATGTATGTTATTAAATTTTAAATTATGACAAACCGCAAAATATCAGAATTTACAGAGTTAACTGCACCAGCAAGTACAGATACGCTGCCAATAATT